ACCCATTAAAGCCACTAGCACTCATACAACGACCATTATCAAACAGATCTATCCAACGATAAGGAGACCTATCCATAAGGTCAACTTCAGTCATAATAAAATCTTCTAATACTTCTTTATCTTGCTTACCAAATTCATAGCCACATAAAGGACATTCACGAGAAGATAATGGCACAATAGATTCGCATTGTGGACATGATTTTTCTGGAGCAGCACCTGTTCCTCTACCTTCTGATCCTTCAAGGTCTACGTTTTCGTCTAATGAACCATGAGTTAAGACACTTGTTCCAAAGTCTAAAACTATACAATCTTTTTTAATAATTCCAGGGTGTTCTTCAGGATCTATTGTTCGCAAGCCACGACCAATCATCTGAACCATCGTAGATTTGTATGAACATGGCCTTGTTAAAATAATACAACTAACTGGTGGAGCATCAAATCCTTCTGTAAGCACAGCTACATTAACCACAACTTGTATGTCTCCATGCTCCAAATCATGTAATGTTTGTTTTCGTTCTTCTGACGGAGTTTCACCCGTAAGCAATTCAGTTCTGACGTTAGCCCTACGATACTCGTCACATACATCTTGTGCATGAACAACAGTAGAACAAAAGACAACTGTCTTTCTGTTTCCAGCTTTCTCTTGCCATTCTTGAACAATACGTTCATTGATGGCTCGCTTGTTCATAATCCGTTCAACTTCACCCATATCAAAATCAGATATAGTTTTGCGAACATTTTCTAATTCTTGCCTTACGCCTACATCAACAACAAATGTTTTGGGTGGCACAAGAAATCCTTCACGGATTAATGTAGTAATTTCTATTTGATGCGAACAATTATTAAATATGTTTCGCAGACCTTTCTTATCTCCACGATTAGGAGTCGCTGTAAAGCCAACAATCTCAACTGAATTGTTCGCTTCTTTAACTCTATCAATAATTCTTGTATATGTTTCTGCTATTGCATGATGACTTTCATCAACCACAACCATGTCAAATTCACACATGTTTTCTAAATTGTTCGGTCTTGAAAGCGTCTGCACCATACTAAATATAGTTTCACCAGACCAATCTTTCTCTGATCCATCTACTACACTTGTTGTTATCTTTGGATTTACCTTTGAAAACTTTGTTCTGTTTTGCCTAACCAACTCGTCACGATGCTGTAAGATTAAAATCTTTTTGCCTTGCTTGTATCGTTTACCAACTAAAGCTGAAAGCATGATTGTCTTACCTGCTCCCGTTGGAGCGACAACAATAGTGTTTTTGTGTTTGGTAAGAGCAATAGAAGCATCGTCAACTGCTATCTTTTGGTATGGTCTAAGTATCATTAATTATCCTTTCATGGCTAGATGAAGTGGGTAGTTTGGCGGCGCTCGTACTACCCAAACGAGTTCTAGCAGACGAAGGAAAGTCTTGCCGCTAGAAATAAGTTACCCTTTAAGATGCCCAAGTTGGCACTACACTACCTGCCGTGGTAGCTTGAGGTTCAGATATTGGATTGCTCTGTTGAATAGGAGCAGTAGCTTGAGGTGCATGACCACTAGGAATATACTCCTTATGATCTACAGCTATTGGGCTAACCATCTTATTCTTATCTGCATATCCATTAGTACCTTTTTCAATACCAATCTTAATGCAGAACTCCTGACCTTGCAGAGCATCAACACCTGGAATCTTTCTTTTATTATTAGATTCAGGTGTTACGTCTTTAGGATCAAGACCAAGCATACTATCAACCAACAGACGTAAAGTTCTAAGACCATTTACTCTTGCCTTAGATACGCCTTGATCGTTCTTAGTATCTCCATCAAAGAATATATTTTGCCAAACCTTACGCTTGTCAAATTTACCACCAACGATAGTAAATTCAGTCTCTATGTATTTCGCACTTGTATGTGGAGACTCCTTAAACATTGGCGTACTAGAAAATTCTTCAATGGTTAAGTAGTTAGGTTTAATTAAAAGAATGGCACGAGCAATCGTTCCTTCAGGAATCAATTCAAACTCGGTATTTGTTTCGCTCATGGAAACATCATTTAAGTCAAGCATTATTCATATCTCCTTCGTTGCTGGACGTTACTTTAGCAGGGTCAACAAAAGTCAATTCTCTTTCTGACTGCTTTACCCCACCACTCATTTTAGTCAGTAGTTTACCTAAATGCGGCTCTTCCAATATATCGAGTCTACCCGATCTATCTTTCGCTGGATACCCCCATTCATTTAACGTCTGACATACAAAAGCACGATATGTGCCTGTGTTCTCATCTCCAGTCATTACTGCCATTGTGATAACTTCATCAACAATTCCAGGAAGTTCACGACCAGTCTTAGTGCCGTCTATTTGCAGTTCAAATATCTTACGACCATAATCATCAACCTTCTCATCGAGAATACCAACGAAAATTACATTCTTACTACGAATATGTTGCAAGTGAGTAAGCCAAGACATCATCTCTCTACCGTGCATACCATACACAGCACGAGTATCAACCTTGCCACTTCTCTCTGATTTATTATCAGCATGACCCATGCAATGCTGAAAACATAAACGACCTGCTACAGTAATACTATCAACAAATATGCTATCGTATTTGCTCATCATTTCTAATGGATCACCGTATAACGATTTCACATAATCGTAGTGAGCATTACTGTAAGGTTGGTCGTCAGTTAAAGCTGGATTGGGGCCACCTAAGAAACAAGCGAAATCACGACATTCAGCCCATGTTTGTGGTCTTACCATGTCGATCATCCACCCCTCAAGAGCTGCATCTCCAGCTTCTAAGTCCATAAACAATGTTGTTGCTGAATCCAAAGTTCTTGCTAGTGTAGTTTTACCAACACCACTTTGACCACAAATAACAATCTTATGACCTTTCTTTTCAGCCATACGTTCTTCGGCTGTTATTATCTTTAATCCCATACAATCCTCCTAAACTGATATATCTATGGTTGTGCCTTTAAGTTCAACAACCCTATGTTCTTGTAACTTAGCCTTAATAGACGGTTGAGCTGCATTGTATTTCTTTTCTTCAACAGAATAAGTTAACTTTGCAAAGTGCCTAGCGTCATCAGGCTGCATTTCTGTAAATGCAATGGCGAGACCTTCTTGATCCCAAGTAACTTTCTTACTTAATGTTACCTTGATCTTGTAACCATCTTCATTAATGGTTACTGATCCATAATCTTTACCATCATCAGCTAGTCTGTCACGAGCATCATTCTGATACCTTTCAGCTAAGACAATGTTAAGATCATTTATCTTTTTTTTGACTTTATCTAATTCTTTTTTTAGATCCTCTTTATAATGATAAAGAGATTCAATAGAATTATGAAACATTTTTTCGGCATTCATTGACCTTCCTTCCGTATATTTAAGTTGCTAGAAACTCTAAAATAGGAACTGTAAACCAGTTTGTCAACAATATTTGTTATTTTTTTTTGAAAGTAAGCAAAATGTCAATGTTATGAATGGCTAACATAAGTTTTTTCTTTAGCTTAAATTCAGGCGTGAGAACGCCTTTAGCATCTTCTACAATAAATTTAGATTCACCGTTTTCATCTACTAATAAATATGTAAAGTCAGCAATATAACTACATATCTTTTGACCATTTACATTTAATTCGTATTTAATTTGTCTGTCTAATTGGTCAACTACACCAGCTCTTTCCATAGACTTTAGCTGACCCCAACGCTCTGCTTCCCACCTAGAATCAAACTTTAATCCCATTGCAACTGTCTTTTTTGCAAAATACTTGTTGGGTTTCCCAATTTTTCTAGGTATAATTCTTTTATTATTGCTATACATGGGAGTTATTATAATGGCAGACACAACAAAATTCAAGTCAATTGGCATAGATGTTGATACTTATAACAAATTAAAAAAGATATGCTCTGAAGAAAGACGTAATATTCGTCAACAAGTATCTATTTGGGTGGATAAAGATTACGAAGAAAGATTTAAAGAAGCTAATGTTACTCGTTTAGGATTAGGTACGCTTAATAACTAAGCGACTTGTTCCTTAACACCTAAGTCTTCCATGCGTTTTATTAAACGATTAGCACGGTTGGTTACTTGTTTGTACCATCTCGAATCTTCCATTTGATTTGCACATTCTAGCCAATCTTCTTCAGCTATGGCAGCACGAAATTTAACAAATTTGGACAAACGAGGTCTGCCCATATTAAACATCATATTGCATAAGATTAATTGCACTTCTTCAGGTAAGTCATCAAACGTATCAAATAACTTTTTGCATTCATTTATTGTTGTTTTTACATCTTTAGCAAAACATTCATTAACTCGCTCTTCAGATACTGGTGTGCCTACTGGCTTTTCGTATTCTTCATCCCATTCTGTTATAAGGTGACCTATTCCATGCGTACGCAAACCTAAATGATCGAGATACACCTCGTACTTACAGCCCTCATCTTCTTTGAGTTCTTCTCTTAATTGTTCTATGTTCATGGTGTTATTCGTCCTTGATTTAAACTACCTCTAATTTGTCTTCCAGCAATTGCTTGATCTGTTGGGCTAAGACCTAAAGCATCACCAATTCCAGGTTGTGTTATATCTATATTGCCAACACTAGAAGCTACAGATGGAGAAATTATATTACCAATATTAGGGCTTGTTACTTTAGTATTAGTGTTTATAGGATTTAAATTTTCTGATCTATATTGCTCTTTAGGTCTGTCAACAGCTTGAGCTAAAGATTGTCTTCCCACTCTTGCTATATTGTCTAAAGTGTTAACAACTTTGTTTGCAGCGTCTTCAACTGTATTAGCAACACGATTTTCTATCTTAACTCCGTTAGCCTCTGTTCTTCCTCTTGCGGCTTTTTGCATTTCAACATATCTTTT